ATCAAATATTTTTGCACTTGGCTATGATCCAAATAGACTAATTCAAAATTTAATAAACGAAGATACTGGCAGAAACTTTGGTATTACAGAAAGCAATCTTGGTGGTATGTATGTTCCAGAAAATTATCAAGAAAGAAACATAGGTACTAGAGACATCATTCATAAAGAAGCAGAACAAAGAGGTTTAGAAAAAGGGGGATATGCTTATGTTAATCCTCTTGATAAAAATATGTTTTTAAGACCAGAAAGACTTTACACAGAACAAGGTAGAGAAGATCCTATTGGGGATGCTGCTAAAAAAAATGATATGTCAAGAGAAGATTATATTAAATTAAGAGATTATATGCAATCTAATGAATATCTTTATGGAACTATGTTTGAAGAGTTTTTTCATAGAGGAGTTATGGATAAATTAGGTAAAGATTATTCTAACCAACAACAAGACGATATGTTAAGTATTTTAAGATACAATGAAGCACCTAAAGAAATTAAACCTTTAATGAAAAAATATATAGAAATGTCAGAGGGATTAAAGTCAGATAAAATGGGTTTAATTGGGGATAGATTAGAATCCTTAGAGTCAAAAGCAAAAAGAATAATGGATGAGAAAAATAAAGATTATGTTGTTGGTAAAAATATCTTTGATTCTATTAAAGATAAATTATTTAAATTTACAAAAGGATTATTAGGAGATTAATAATGGCATTAACAACATTCAGTCAACTTAAAACAAGTATTGCAAATTACTTAAATCGTTCTGACTTAACAGGAGTCATTCCAGATTTTATTACTTTAGCAGAATCTAAATTAAATAGAAATCTACGATTAAGAAAAATGCAAACTACTACAACTCTAACTTGTGTGAGTGGAACAGCTACACTTGATTTGCCAACAGACTTCCTTGAAGTAGTGCAACTATTTGTTGACGGAAATCCTAATGTTGTTTTAGACTATGTTAATCCTAATGAGATTGAATTAAATAATTTAACTGATAGTTCGGGTACTCCACAACTTTATACAATTATTGGAGATACAATTAAACTTGCTCCTATTCCCGATTCTACTTACAGTGTTAAAATAACTTACTTCCAAAAGATTCCCGCCTTATCAGATTCGAACACAACTAACTTTTTATTAACTCATTATCCTCAAATTTATCTTTATGGATCATTAGTCGAATCTCAACCTTATATAATGAACGATGAACGATTAGTAACATGGTTAAGTCTTTATAACGAATCTATTAATGCTGCTAACCAAGACGATGAAAAAGGAAGATATGCTGGGCGTACTGCCTTTGCAATGAGCACTGATACAGCAACTCCATGATTGAATTTGGAAACCTACAAGCTGATTTACCAAGATATCAAAATCCTGGTTCATTAAAGATTGATAATGTTATTCCTCTAGCTAAAGGTTACAAATCATTTCCTTCTTTTGTGCAACTCAGCGATGTTGCTTTAACTTCTCAGCCTTTAGGTTTATTTACTTCTTTTGGTGCGAGTGGATCAACTAACTATGCAGGTGATACGACAAAGTTATACCAAATGGATAACAATGGCGACTTTCAAGATAAGTCTATTGTTGGTGGATATAACAACTCTACAACAGAAGGTTCAAAAGACTTTTGGACATTTACTCAATTTGGCAACAAAATTATTGCCGCTAACTTTGCTGACAACTTACAAAAGTTTGATGAAGGAGTAGATACTGCTTTTGCTGATTTAGTTGCTGTCAAGGCTAAATACTTAGCTGTTATTAGAGATTTTGTTTTTGCTGGTTATACTGAAGAAAGTTCTACTGTTTATAATCAACGAGTTAAATGGTCAGCATTAAACGATGCAACTGACTGGACACCAAGTCAAACAACCCAATCAGGTTATCAAGACATTGTGGGTACTCATGGTTCTGTACAAGGAATTGTCGGTGGTGAAAGTTCAGGTGTCGTCTTTATGGAAAGAGCTATCTATCGTGTTGAATACGTAGGTACTCCTTTAATCTTCACTTTCAATAAGATTGCAGATAACATTGGTGCATTTGCTCCTAAAGCGATTGCTTCTTTTGGTAATACAATATTCTTCCTAGCCCAAGATGGTTTTTATAAACTAACAGGTGGACAACAATTAACACCTATCGGTGCTGGTCGTGTTAATGAATTTTTCTTTGATGATATTACTTCTAACTTCGAAGGTATTACTTCTGCTGTCGATCCTAACAACTCGATTGTTATTTGGTCTTATCGTGGTAGTGGTGCGACAGGTGGTGGTACAATCAACAACAAGTTTTTAATTTATAACTATGCTGTCGATAAATGGTCAACAGGATCTGGACAAGACTTACAGTTTATTAGTTCTGCTTCTCAAGAAGCGTTTAACACTTTAGAATCTTTAGATGTGTTAGGTGATTTAGATGGATTACCTAGATCACTAGATTCTTACTTCTATGGTGAAGGAGTTATTGGTCTAGCGGGATTTGATAGTAACAATAAGTTTGGTAAATTTTTAGGTGGTAGTTTATCTGCGACTGTTGACACAACAGAGTTTGAAGGTATAAAGGGCAGACGTTCTACTATTATTAATGCACGACCTATTGTCGATGCTAATGGTGAAAGCACTACAGTTACAGTAACACCCTTTAGTCGAGCATCTCAAATTGATGCTTCTACAGAAGGAACTGCGGTGACAGTTAGAGATAGTGGAGATTGTCCACTAAGAACAAACAATCGTTATCATCGACTGAGAGTGACAGTTAATGGAAACTTTGATACACTCAGTGGTGTTGATATTGAAGCAATGCCTGAAGGTAAAAGATAATGGCTGATAATCAGTTTCTTAATGTACCCCTCTCGATACCCGATCATGGACAACATTTACGATTAATCTCTAGTGCTTTAAATAACACGATTGATGGTAAATTAAATAGCACAGGATCATTTGATACTGACGGAACTAAAACTTTAAAGACTGTTATTGATGCCCGTTGTGGTGGTAATAGTGTTGTTTTATTTGTACCAATGACAGTTGATGCTGCTGGAGAAATACCTCACATGTGGTTAGCCGCTACAAGAAGTGGTGAGTTTGATGTTGGTCATCGAAACCACACCAAGAACGTATTATACAGATATGTCATCATTGGGTAGGGTAATAACACAAGTACCTGTAGAAGATTTAGAGTTTATTTGGTCACAAGTTAAACCTCAAATAGAAAAAGCCTTAGACGGATCATACTCTAGTTATGATATACTTGAGTATATAAAGCAAAATAGGATGCAACTATGGATTAGTTGGAATGACGGAATAGAAGCATCTTTTGTTACTGAGGTTTGCGATTATCCTCAACTGAGGGTGATGCGTTGGGTTTTAGCTGGTGGCTCTAATATGGAATCATGGCTAGACCTAGTGACAAGTAAAGTCGAAGATTGGGCCAAAAGAAACAACTGCCAACGATTAGAGATTGTTGGAAGGAAAGGATGGACAAAAGTTTTGAGAGACTATGAACCTCAAGCAGTATATTTTGTAAAGGAACTAAAATGAGTAAAGGATCACAACCAACACAACAAGCAACGACAGTAACAGCCGAACCTTCGGAGTTTGTTAAACCATATTACGAAGAAGCATTAGGACAAGCACAACAGTTATATCAATCAGATGTACCTCAATACTTTCCACAGGCTACTTATACCCCTTTTTCTGGTCAAACAGAAGCTGCATTACGATTACAAGAACAAAGAGCATTAGCGGGTAGTCCATTACTTGGTTCATCCCAAAAAGAGATTCAAAATATTTTATCTGGTCAATACTTAGATCCAGCAACCAATCCTTATTTACAAAAAACATTTCAAAGAGCCGCAGGTGATGTCCAAAGTCAATTAGGTTCGATGTTTGCTAAAGGTGGTCGTTATGGATCTGCTGCAATGGCAGAGACTGCTGGTCGAAGAATGGGCGATATTGCATCACAAATTTATGGCGGTGCTTATGAACAAGAAAGACAAAGACAATTACAAGCTGCTCAATTAGCACCTCAGTTAGCTGCATTAGATTATGCAGATATTGGTCAACTAGCACAAGTCGGTCAACAACGTGAAGCATTAGAAGAAGCTAAATTGGCTGA